CACGTCGGTACCGCCCACTTGGAACATTTCCCAGGCAGTTTTATCTATAAATTTATAGTCGTTGCCTTTTTCGGGCCGATATAGTGAGAGTCTTGGCATAGTAATGTATTTACCGCATAAATACTAGCATGAGCCAAATTGATCAATCCAAACAGGGTGTTTTTGACTACTGCAGAACCATGCTGGGCGAAGGCATGATAGATGTAGAACTAGACCCCATACACTACGAAACTGCATTGACCCGCAGTCTAGGCGTTTTCCGCCAACGTTCAGACAATGCTGTGGAAGAAAGCTATATGTTTTTGACTCTTGAACAAGACACCAACGACTATATATTACCCAAAGAAGTGCAGCAGGTACGACAAATCTTCCGCCGAAGCATTGGATCACGAACTGGCAACGGGTCAGGCGGTACAGTATTTGAGCCATTCAACATGGCCTATACCAATACCTATCTTCTTAGTTCAACCAACATGGGTGGCTTACTAACCTATGAATTGTTCAGTCAATATCAAGAACTAGTAGGTAAGATGTTTGGATCATTTATTGGTTTTAATTGGCATCCACAGAGTCGAAAGCTGACCATACTACAACGTCCTCGTGGTTTTGAAGAAGTCATGATACAGGTATACAATACCAAACCTGATTTTGCCATAATCGAAGACACCTATTCAGGCCAATGGATCAAGGACTATACCTTGGCTAACTGCAAAATGATGCTGGGCCAGGCACGTGAAAAGTTTGCGCAGATAGCAGGACCAGGCGGTGGGTCCAGTCTCAATGGAGCTGCCATGAAATCAGAAGCCACTGCTGATCTAGAGCGACTAACTAAAGAATTAGAAATGTTGGTCTCGGGTGGATTTGGTTATACATTTATAATTGGTTAAAAAAGTTTGACCTTACGGTAAATTTATAGTATAATGTTTCTAATAGGAGACATTTATGATTATAGGTATATGCGGGTTTATCGGTTCAGGCAAGGACACAGTGGCTGACTATCTAGTCAACTTTCACGAATTTAGACGAGAGAGTTTTGCATCCACACTCAAAGACGCTGTTGCCGCAGTGTTCGGTTGGGACAGAACCATGCTGGAAGGTCGCACAAAACAAGCCCGTGAATGGCGGGAACAAGTGGATCCTTGGTGGGCTCAACGACTTGACATGCCCACATTGACTCCTAGATGGGTTCTACAATACTGGGGTACTGAAGTTTGCCGCAAAGCCTTCCATGACGATATCTGGATTGCGTCATTAGAAAATAAAATCCGCAATTCACGAGATCATGTAGTTATTTCAGATTGTCGTTTCCCCAACGAAATACAGGCCATAAAAAATGCAGGTGGCAAGATCTATTGGGTGCAACGTGGTGATCTACCAGAATGGTATGATGATGCAGTGTTAGCCAACAGTGGCAGCAATATGGGATTAAATGCCATGAAGATGAAAAAAATTCATGCTAGCGAATGGGCTTGGATTGGTTGTGAATTTGACGCTGTTCTTGACAACAACGGATCTATCGACGAACTGTACAATAGATCAGAAGGCCTAGTAATCGGCGATAAGATCACCCTGCCGCCAGATAATGCCGTCTTTGCTTAGTATGCTTATACAATTGGCGCATACTGTTTTTAAATTGCTGTGACGGCAGTTGTCTAAATTGCCGTCTATATGAAACACTCTAAATACTTGACTGTGCGGTGATTTAAATCCGCACTTATCGCATTGATTTTTTATCCTATATCCTGCTCTAAACCAGCGGGGTATTCCATGATTAACTCCGTGTGTCATACAGATTTCGCACAATGATCTATAATAGATCTTGTCGTTCTTTTTATAGTTAACAGCACGGGGGCGTTGTCCGCACCTACAAAGGGGTCTCATAAAACTATTTACACCTTTTCTGTCCCTTTTTCATCTAGTATAACAGGCCAATTTTAGCGGATACCGCTAAATAATATGAGCAACTATTACCAGGAGAAAATGGGATGGCACTAATATCACCAGGCGTACAAGTTACGGTAATCGACGAGAGTTTTTATACACCAGCAGAACCTGGTACAACTCCTCTTATCGTTATAGCTACCGCAGAAAGTAAATCTAATGCAGCAGGCACAGGCACTGCTGCTGGTACCACACAAGTAAATGCTGGCAAGGTATTTAAAATTACCAGCCAAAGAGAATTGGTCGACACATATGGTGTGCCGTTCTTCGAAAAGACAGCTTCTTCAAGCCCCATACACGGTGGCGAAAGAAACGAATACGGACTACTGGCAGCTTACAGCTTTTTAGGCGTTTCAAATTCTGTATTTATAGTACGTGCAGATGTTGATCTTGATGAACTGCAAGGCCAAACTTCCGCACCCGGAGCAGAACCAGTCGACGGACAATGGTGGTTTGATACTAGAGCAACATCATATGGTATTCAAGAATGGAATTCAGCCGCTGCATCAACCACAGGCGGCCAAAAGTTTGCACTGAAGATTCCTCTAGTACTCACTGATGATGACAGTGCAAAAATAAATTCAGGCACAAATGCTCCAAGAGATTCTGTGGGCGCTGTTGGCGACTATGCCGTAGTGGCACAGACCATAGGCGACACAGGTGACGCAGGATTTAGCCTTGCCAAAGAAGCAATTAAAATTTACTACAAACGCAATCAAGCTCTGCTAGGTGGCGATCATTGGGTAGAAGTTGGTAGCCAAGATTGGGCAGGAAGTCATCCCACAGTGTCGGGATCCAGCACTGTAACCACAGTCACAGCAAGCAATACTTTTTCCATCAATGGCACACTATTGACAATGCCAGGCGGTGCTTCGCTTACAGCCTTTGTGAACTACTTCAACAGCGGTAGCGGATTAGTTACTGGCGTAAGAGCCGTGGCACTGAACAGCAGATTATATTTTTACACAGACGGAGCCACAGAAACAGATGGTGACTCTGCTCTAGCAAACGCTATCACTATTACTGGCGGCGGCACAAATTCTGTCATAGCACTTGGACAGTTAGGTATTACTACTGGTACATTTTACGGACCAGCAATACAACAGACACCGCACACCAGTGTACCAGAGTGGAAATCAACAAATGCTAAACCCCGTCCTACAGGTTCTGTATGGATCAAGACTACCGAACCCAACTTTGGAGCAAGATACATTGTCAAACAATGGAATTCGGCTACCAAAACTTGGGTAACATATTCTGCTCCTGTTTATTCAAGTACACACGCTGCCTTGTATTATCTAGATCGCAGTGGTGGTGGACAAGGTATCGCAACAGATAATTTGTTTGTTCAAAGCAACAGCGATGAAAACAGCAACTACGACACGTCACCAGAAACTGCGTCATTTAGAATTTTTAAAAGAGCAACCACAGGCAACACCGTGGTGACATCCAATGCTGTGATCGCTGGCACATTTAGTGTAGGAGTAAACACATTCACATTCAAGGCATCCAGCAAAGGTAATTTGACATTGGATACTGCTAGCTCAGTGAGTTTTACTGCTCTAGGCACAGTAGGCGATGCAGAACTAATGGCCACAGCAATAAATGCTGTAGGCAGCACCACTGTTGAAGCTTCTGTGACCACAGACAATGCGGTGCAAATCATTCACAAAGAAGGTGGTGACATACGTTTCACAGATGGTACAGGCGCACCAATAAGTGATATATTCACTGCCTATAACATCGACACAGGCAATGGTACACAAAATCTGTACACACCAGGCTCTGGTGCTGCAGAAACTTTCATTGCAACAAATTGGATTCCGCTGGCTGCAGAAGATTTTGCTGCATCTGCCACTGCACCTTTGGCCGAACCTCAAGACGGACAACTGTGGTACACTCCGGTGTTTGATCAAGTAGATATCATGGTACACAACGGTGATGTCTGGGTTGGATATAAAACAACAACCAGTCCTTACTATGCTGCAAGTGCAGTTGATAAAACTGATCCAGCAGGACCAATTGTAGCGGCCAGCGAGCCAACAGTTCAAAGTGACGGAACACCACTTAAAAATGGTGACTTGTGGATCAGCACAGCCGATCTAGAAAACTTCCCAACTATCTATCGTTATGATGGGTTGGCCTTGGAATTTGTACTAGTTGACAAAACAGATCAAACTACAGAAGACGGTATTTTGTTTGCTGACGCTCGTTATGGATCAAGTGGCGCTTCAGGTAACACAGCAGCCACTATCAAAGATCTGTTGTTAAGCAACTATGTAGATTTTGACTGTCCAGATCCAGCACTATACCCCAAAGGCATGCTGCTGTGGAACTTGCGTAGAAGTGGCGGCAATGTCAAAAGATACAGTAATAATTATATTGACACCGCCACTGACAACGTGCGTTACGAAGCTTTATACAACGATAACGGAACAGGTCCTATCACTGGTGATAGTCAAAGCGCCTATGCCACAGATCGTTGGGTCACAGCTTCACCAAACAATGAAGACGGTTCAGGCAGCTTTGGTCGCAAAGCACAGCGCAGTTTGGTTGTGCAAAAACTCAAATCTGCAATTGACACCAGTTCAGAAGCTAGAGATGAAGAACGTAGAAACTTTAATTTGATCGCTTGCCCAGGATATCCAGAAGCCTATAGCAATTTGATCAACTTGAACCTAGATCGAGGAGTCACAGCATTTGTAGTGGCTGACACTCCATTGCGTTTGCCGTCAGATGCAACCAGCCTCACAGCTTGGGGCACCAATGCTAATGGCGCACTAGACAACAATGATACAGGTATTGTCAGCTACGACGAATACTCAGCGGTGTACTATCCCAATGGATTTACCACTGACCTAGGTGGTGCTAACGCAGTGGTTCCGGCATCACACATGATGTTGCGAACCATCGCTCTCAGCGATCAAGTTAGCTATCCATGGTTTGCACCAGCAGGTACACGACGTGGTGGCATTACCAATGCCACAGCAGTGGGATACATTGATGCAGACACAGGTGAGTTTCAATCAGTGGCACTGAATGAAGGTCAACGCGACACACTGTATGATCTCAAAGTAAATCCAATTCCATTCTTTGTAGGAGTTGGACTTGTGGCCTACGGTCAAAAGACTCGTGCAAGAAACGCATCAGCATTAGATCGCATTAACGTAGCACGACTAGTGGTTTATCTACGTAGTCAGCTAAACAAACTTGCTCGTCCTTATATCTTTGAACCCAATGACAAGATTACCAGAGATGAAATCAAAGGAGCGGTTGAGAGTCTATTAATTGAGTTGGTAGGCCTAAGAGCTCTGTATGATTTTGCCGTGGTCTGCGATGAATCAAACAACACACCAAGTAGAATTGATCGCAATGAACTTTATGTTGACATCGCAATTGAGCCAGTCAAAGCGGTTGAATTTATCTATATTCCATTGCGTATCAAGAACACAGGAGAAATTTAAAAATGGCACTAACATCTCTAAATAGAATTTCGGTTCCGCTTTCAGGAGCCAACAGCGGCACAGCTTTGCTGATGCCAAAACTAAAATATCGCTTTCGGGTAATACTACTAGGATTTGGTGTTGAGGCTAGCACAGAACTTACCAAGCAGGTGTCTGATATAACCAGACCAACCGTGACATTTGAAGAGTTTGAGATTCCGATCTATAACTCAAAAGTCAAACTGGCCGGTAAACCTAATTGGGGCGATGTAACATTGAATCTACGTGATGACGCCAACGGTCAAGTTCAGAAAATTGTTGGCCAACAGGTTCAGAAGCAGTTCGACTTCATGGAACAGGCCAGCGCCCGTTCAGGTATTGATTACAAATTTCAATTAAATATCGAAATGTTAGATGGCGGTAATGGCAATTTTGAAGCAAACATTCTTGAAAAATGGGAACTGTATGGTTGCTATGTAGGCGAAGTAAATTATGGCGAAGCCAACTATGGTACCAACGAACCAATGACAGTGGCTCTTACTATCAAATATGATAATGCTGTTCAGTTTGCAGGTGGCACAGGCACAGGCACAGCACGTGGTATTGGTGCAGTTGTAGGCCGAAGTCTTGGCGAGGCTGTAACAGGTCGAGGCAGCTCGAACTAATATCAACAGCTGATCAAAAACTCGGATTACGATCCGAGTTTTTTTACGGCTAAATAATTACATGGCAAATGCATTCACTCGATTTTTAAAAGGTGCAGGAGAAGGTTTACTTACACCCAAGGGCGGCCTTGCGGATTGGCGCCATGCTAGCAGGTTGTTTGTTGAAAACGGTTACCGGCTCATGCCTCGTAGCAAGTTTATGTTTTATGTGCGATTTGAAATTGAAAAAAACATATTGACTTCACCGGTATTTACTAATACTCATGCAGATGAAATTGGATATCTTATAAAGAGCACCGATCTGCCTAAATACAAATTTGACACAGTGACCAAAAATCAATACAACAGAAAGCACATAATCTATAAAAATTTCACCTATGAAGGTATTAGCATGAAATTTCATGACGACAGTGCAGGTGTAATTAATGCATTGTGGGCATTGTACATGGGAACCTATGTGCAGGATCGATTCAATCCCGAAACAGCATTTAAGAAAACTAACTTACAGGCTACCGGAACTACATTCGAAGGCTATAGATACGGTCTTGACAAACAGGGAAAAAGCGAGGACTTTTTTAAGTCTATCACTATCTATACCATGAGTCGTCGTAGATTTCTAGGTTACACATTGATTAATCCCAAAATCACAAGTTGGCAACACGGCGATGCCGGATATAGTGCAAACGAATTCAATGAAACCACAATGAATATAGAATACGAGTCTGTGGTATACAGCTCAGGAAGTGTTGCTAGAAATACTCCCAAGGGATTTGCAAATTTATATTACGACAATGTACCAAGTCCGTTGACTGTGGCAGGCGGTGGCGTAGGAAACTTGTTAGGCGAAGGCGGAGTGCTAGACGGACTGGAAAGTATATTTGGAGATGTTGCAGGAGGATCAGCATTTGGCAGTGTTGGTGGATTCTTAGGCACAGCCATTGCCGCAGTAAATACTGCAAAAAATATCGGTAAACTATCTGGGGCAAGTCTAAGAGCAGAAGCCATAGGATTGTTGAGCAGTCCTGCTGCCATTGGAGGTATTATCAATACCGTAGGTGGAGCCTTGGGATCAGTGTTTCCAAAAAACAACGGTGGCAACGGTGGCACACAGGCCACGCAACGGTCAATTGCCCCGCCGCCAGCAGACCTAGGTCAATTCTTATAATATGTCAAATTTATCAACTCCACTTCAACAAGATAGTGCTGCCGGTACAAAGTTATTTTTTGATCGCTATGGCGAAAGACCTTTGGAGTTCGGGGCCAATGAAGTCGGAGCTGCCATTGCTTTTTTTCAAAGTCGTGGATTTGAAAACGATGCGGCCATAATCACAGCGCAGGTTTTATTGAATCAAGCCAAACTTGACGCCGTGCCAGTGTTCAAGATCATCGACACTCTCAAAAATTTCAATGGAGTTCAAATCAGTGCGCTGGTAGCAGAAATATTAAACAACAATAGAAATGCCACAAGTTCATTAGGATATCGCACCGATCTAGTTGAAAAACAAAATCAAACCAGAAATATATTTGCCTAATGCCAAAATTTGCTCAAGGTCGTTTTGAAATGAAGAATGTCGACAAGTATGTTGGCAAGAAAACACCGTTGGCTCGTAGCTCATGGGAATTTATTTTTATGAAGATGTTAGACGAGCACCCTGGAGTTGAAAAGTGGGCCAGCGAAAGCATACAGATTCCCTATAGAGATCCGCTGACCGGCAAGTATACAATATATGTTCCCGATTTTTTTATCACCTATGTAGATAAAAATGGGAAAAAACATGCAGAAGTTGTAGAGGTTAAACCAGCTAGTCAAACCTTTATAGAACAAGTGGGCAAGAGCCAGTACAATCAACAACAGTATGTAAAAAATATGGCCAAGTGGGAAGCTGCCGCAGCTTGGTGCAAGCAACAAGGTGTCAAGTTCCGCATAGTCAACGAAGGCGATATTTTCCATCAAGGCTCAAAACGCAGATAAGTAATGTATGACGAAAAAACTTGAAGAACTGTTTAATCTAGAAGACTCTAAACCAGCCAAAGAACCAGTGGCTGTTGAATCAAAAATAGATCACACAGAAGTCCGTAGCCTAGACGACAGCTACAAAGCAGTGGCTGAAATCACTCGCAGTTTACCACAGGTAAAAGAACTAGATGAACTCAATGACCACGAGCTGGATAATCTAGCATCAAAAGCTGAACAAGCCTATGACGATCTAATGGATCTAGGCATGAATGTAGAAGTTAGATATAGCAGTCGTATTTTTGAAGTAGCCAGTTCAATGTTAGGACACGCAATCACTGCTAAGTCTAACAAAATTGAGAAAAAGCTCAAGGCTATCGACCTGCAGATGAAGAAATACAAGATTGACAAAGATAATAACGAAGACACAAATGATGTTATCAACGGGCAAGGATATGTAATCACTGACCGTAATGAGCTGATCAAGAAACTGGGCGGAAAAGCATAAATACTAGTATGAAAACTTTCAAAGAATATCTTGCCGAAGGCAAAAAATCATATAATTTTAAAATTAAAGTTGCAGGTGATCTGCCCGGTGATTTCCAATCTAACCTAAAAACATCCCTAGAAAGATGCAAAGTTATGAAAATGGAAAAAATCAGCACCACTCCAATTCAAGCAGTTCCTATGGATTTCCCAACTATGAAAAATTGTGAAGTTCACGTTTTTGAAGTTGCCTGCGAATACC